GCCGCCGGAAGCGTAAATCGCATTCTGGTCGATCTAGCCTTGGCGACTGGGATACCAATGAGCGAGTGGCAGACGGCGGAACAGATTTACACAGCGCTTGAGATATTGGAGAAGCAAAATGACCGACAGCGTTGAGATTGCCTACGACAAGGCTGATCTGCGTCGCGTGCTTGGTGCGTTTAAAGCAATGGACGCTGAGGCAACAGTGCAGGCAAAAGTTACTTCTGCCGCTTTGGCAGAATTTGCTCAAGAAAAAATCATTGGCACTTCAACTGGTCGAGGCCGCGCAGCTGAAAAAATTGCGCGTGGATCTCGCGTCTCTAAATCCTCAAAGATAGGTGAGCTGTCTTTTGGCTTTGCCGGGCAAAAGTTTTCTGGCGGTGGCACGACTCAGCAGCTTTGGGGCGGCAACGAATTTGGATCTAACAAGTATAAGCAATTCCCAATCTGGTCAGGCTTTGGCCCAAAAGGTCGAGGATCGAATGGCTGGTTTATTTATCCAACCTTGCGCGCCATTCAGCCAGAGATCATTGCAAAGTGGGAAAATGCTTTTGAGAAAATCTTAAAGGAGTTTTAAATGGTTGCGCAAAGTAGAACGCTGAAGCTCTCGATACTTGCTGACGTTGACCAACTCAAAAAATCTTTAAATGCTGCAAATGCAGACGTAGAAGGATCGAGCAGCAAGCTAGGAGAATTTGGCAAAAAGGCTGGATTGGCTTTTGCCGCAGCTACAGCCGCAGCTGGCGCTTACGCGGTAAAGCTTGCCGTTGACGGCGTGAAAGCTGCGATCGAGGACGAAGCTGCGCAGATACGACTAGCGACTTCTTTAAAGAATGCCACAGGTGCAACAAATGACATGATCGCTTCTGTTGAAAAGCAGATCCTAAAAACATCATTAGCAACGGGCGTCGCCGACGAAAAGTTGAGGCCTGCGCTATCTCGGTTGGCGTTAAGCACTGGTGACGTCACAAAGGCTCACGATTTATTATCACTTGCGCTAGACATTTCACAAGCGACGGGCAAAGGGCTGGACTCAGTAGCTAACAGCTTGGGCAAAGCTTATGACGGCAACACGGCAGCCCTTGGAAAATTAGGCATTGGTTTATCGGCTGCCGAACTTAAAGCAATGTCATTTACAGAAGTGCAAGGCAAATTGTCAGATTTATTCGGTGGCGCAGCCGCTGAGAATTCAAAGACATTTGCCGGGCGATTGGAAATCCTCAAGGTTACATTTGACGAGGCAAAAGAGTCAATCGGTGCACGCTTGCTCCCAATCATTCAGCAGCTAGTGGAATTTGTAGTGAACAAAGTTGTACCAGCGCTAGGCAAATTTGCTGATTTCTTTAAACCAATCACAGACGCAATCAAAAACAACAAAGAGGAATTCACGCTTTTCATTGACTTCATTCAAAAGTACGTTGTGCCCGTACTTGTCAACGTGCTTGGCGGTGCGTTCAAAGTAGTGGGCGAAATTGCTGGCGGTATCATCAACGTAATTGGCGCAGTCATTGGCGGCCTAAATAGTTTAATTGCTGGGGCTGTCTCAGGTATCAACGCGCTTATTCGCCTTTATAACTCAGTTCCATTCTTGCCAAATGTCTCACAAATTTCAGCACCAACAATAAACATTCCAACCGTCAGCGTTCCGAGCGTCACTTCAACTACGGCAGTGCCAACAATTAGCGTGCCTACAGTTACAGGCGGCACGACTTCATCATCAACTGGTGGCGGTGTTGCGGCTGCGGCTTCTGGGGCAGCGAGTGCAGCTGCGGCAAATGCAACAGTGTCATCTAATGCAGCCAATTCAATTCTGCGCGGTCGTAGCGACTCAGCTGCCAGCATAAATTTGACGGTCAATGGCGCAATCGACTCAGAAGGCACAGCACGCACAATTGTCAACACTTTGAATAACTCATTCTTTCGCGGTACAGGCGGAGCAAGTGCGTTCGTAGGTGCAACCTAATGACGCAATGGTCGCCTGTATGGCGAGTCAAGATCGCTGGAGTAGACGTTACAGACTCAGTCTTGGCCAGCCTTAACATAACTTCTGGACGCACGAATATCTATGAACAAGCGCAAGCTGGTTATTGCTCACTCACGCTAATTGTTTTCAATCAAGCTGCAATTGGCTACGAAATAAATGACACGTTATCGGTTGAAGTTCAAGACACTTCCGCAGTTTACAAGCCTATCTTTGGCGGCTCGATTGTAGATATATCCGTAAGCGTCTCAGAGGTCGGCTCGACGGCGTACACGCAGGAAGTGACAATTACTGCCTTGGGCGCTTTGGCAAGGCTGCAAAAAGCGCTTACAAATGGCGTCTTGTCGCAAGATTTTGAAGGAGACCAAATCTTGACTATTTTGTCGGAATTGCTACTTGAGCAATGGCAACAAGTGCCAGCTGCTGAGACATGGGCTGCTTATGATCCGACAGTAACTTGGGCTACTGCTGGAAATGTGGGATTGGGCGAGATAGATACACCGGGCAATTATGAATTGGCGCAGCGCTCATCATCACGAATTGTTATCTATGACTTAGTAGCGGCTTTGGCGACTTCTGGCCTTGGTTATATTTACGAGGACGCAAATGGTCTTATTGGCTACGCTGACTCAACGCACAGGACGTCTTATTTGGCAACCAATGGATATACAGATTTGACTGCCAATCAGGCACTTGGGCGCGGCATAACTATAAAAACTAGAGCTGGTGACGTGCGCAATGACGTAACCATAAAATATGGAATAAGCAGCGCCAGCGAAGTAAGCGATACAGACGCGGCTTCAATTTATACATACGGCAATCTTTCGCAAATTATCAGCACAACCATAAAACATCAAGCTGACGCCGAAGCACAGGCCGCGTTTTATTTGGCGCTCAGAGCCAATCCGCAGCCAATTTTTGATCAAATAACCTATGCCCTTACAAATCCAGAGCTAGACAATGGCGACCGAGACAGCCTTATCAATATTTTTATGGGTCAACCAATAGCCTTGAACGATCTGCCATTAAATATGGCCGCAGGTACATTTCAAGGATTTGTTGAAGGTTTTACATTTCGCGCCAGTTACAACGAATTATCGGTAACGCTGCTTATGTCACCACTTGCCTATTCATTGCAGGCTATGCAATGGAACAATGTGCCACCGTCGGAAACATGGTCAAGCGTGTCGCCAATTCTCCAATGGCAATATGCAACAATTGTGTCATGATTGAAAGGAAAATAAATGGCTAATCCAACAACAAACTACGGCTGGCCTATGCCAACGGCTACAGATTTGGTCACAGATTTACCGGCCGATTTTGCCGCATTTGGTCAACCAGTAGATACGTCTTTGAAAGCTTTAAATCCTGAGACAACTCTAGGAGACATGTCTTATCGTTCAGCCACAGCCAATACAAAAACAAGATTGGCAATAGGATCGACAGGAAATGTGTTGACAGTTGCTGGTGGTGTTCCTACTTGGGCTGCCTCATCAACTCAAACTTTTGCAATTTTTAATGATACGAAATCATCTGGCACTAATGGCGGCACATTTACAAATGGCGCTTGGAGAACTAGAGATTTGCAAACATCTCAATTTAATAACATAACTAGTTGTTCTTTAGCAAGTAATCAAATTACTTTACCAGCGGGAACATTTAGAATTACAGGATTTGCTGGCGCATACTATGTAGATAGACACCAAACAAGAATTTATAACATAACAGGTTCGGCTGTGTTATTGTCAGGAATGAGTGCTTATGCAAGCAGTCCTGGAGATGCGGCCAACGGATCTTTTTTTGACGGAATTATTACTTTAGCAGGCAGCACAGTTATTGAATTGCAGCACAGAGGTCAAACAACAAGAGCTACAGACGGTTTTGGAATTGCAGTCAGTTGGGGCGACAATATCTATTCCTCAATAACAATTACTAAGGTGGGATAATCATGGACATTGCACTTGGAATAGAAGCATTATTGCCAGCAGCAGAATTTTTTGGCAGTACTACTGCAAACAATAAAAAATCATTTGATGATTTAGTTTGGCAAGATGAAAGAGCAAAACCAACTTGGACTGCCGTTCAGGCTGCTTACAATGCTTTGCCTGATACAGTCAAAAATCCACCTAAAGCGTACGATCCTGCTTAAAAATTTTATGGTTAATTATCCGCAAGGCACAGCGCCAGCTCTAATTGCAGCTGCACTTGCAGAAGTTGGCACTATTGAGCAAGGCGATAATTTGACAAAATACGGCGAATACACCGGCGCAAATGGTCTGCCTTGGTGCGGCTCTTTTATAAATTGGTGCGCAAATCAAGCTGGCGTAAAGATCCCGAACATGGTTAGCACAGCTGCCGGGGCGCAGAAAATGAAGGATCTTGGCCGTTGGAAAGAAACTCCACAGTTAGGCGATCTTTGTTTTATGGATTTCCCACATGACGGCGTCGATCGAATAAGCCATATCGGAATTGTGGCCAAGGTCGGCCTCAAAAGTGTTTTATGTATTGAAGGCAATACCAGCGGCACAGGCGATCAGCGCAACGGCGGAATGGTCATGATTAAGCAGCGTTTTCTAGGCAAAGAAATTGTTGGTTTTGGTCGCCCAAAGTACGCAGAATATGCTGGAGAATTGCCAATCGTAGAGCTGCCAAAAACAGCAACAAAGGAGAAAAAGAAATGAACGAATTGAAGCCAATGTTGGCCAGTTATGCTCGATCATTTATTGCTGCAAGTCTTGCCGTTTATATGGCTGGTGTGACAGAGCCAAAGGCCATTTTGTCTGCTGGAATAGCAGCTGTTGTGCCGGTACTTATGCGCTGGTTAAATCCTAACGATCAGGTTTATGGCCGCAAGTGATCCGAAAACTGCAAGCGGCAACGCTGGCGGTTGGCCTTTCGTTGGCGTTGTCGTCTTGCGGTTATCAGGGCTATACGCGCTATCCATGCCAAGAATTTCAGAATTGGGAAAATGATGAATGTCAACGACCAAGGTGCGAAGCGCAAGGCGTCTGCACAGAGGACTTACTTGGAGACATTATTAAGCCACAATCAAAATCACCGTAGATCCCAAAAGCGTTTATCGCCAGAGGAAATAAAAGCCAGGTTAATTTTATTTATTGGCATGACTCTTTCGCTTGTTTTCTTGATCGTGACTCTGGGCATTACTTATGCGCTGATCTTTGTGACTCAACCGGTATCGGCTCAAGCGCCAAATGACGCAGCTTTCATTGACTTGCTTAAAACGCTGGCTATTTTCTTGACTGGCTCACTTGGCGGCGTACTTGCTTCGAACGGCCTAAAAGATAAAACCAGTAGCGACACGCCCAAAACCACGCCTAATCCTTGACCTTGTCAGAGCTTTGCTTCATTCTTTTGTTAGGGAGCGAAGCACAGTAGCTCTCTGAACGGGAGCAAAAATGTACACAATAGGCGAAGTATTCATGTGGATCTGCATTGGGATCTTGTTAGGTTTTGCAGCTGGTTACACGCTAGGACTACGCGAAGGCAATCGAGTCGGCTATGTACGCGGCAAGATTGCTGGTAGCAAAAGGAGCGCAAGAATATGAGCTTCTT